CTAATGAGACAGGAATGTCCGAGCGTGATGAACTATCTGATTCACTGTCAGCGGCTTTAAATAAAGTCTTTAAAAATCAAAAAATAGCATATTCCCTTTATGATTTAGATGCACCAACAAATGTATCTGATTGGATTTCAACGGGATGTGATATGCTTGACCTTGCTATCTCTAACCGACCAAACGGGGGAATCCCCGTTGGTCGGATCACAGAGATAACAGGATTAGAGCAAAGCGGAAAATCTTTACTTTCATATCATCTATTAGCGGAAACCCAAAAAAAAGGTGGAGTAGCTGTTTTAATAGATACGGAAACGGCAGTTGATAATCCATTCTTAACTGCAATTGGAGTCAATCTGAATGATTTGGTTTACGTCAATGTTATGACAGTAGAAGAGATATTTTCAGTAATTGAAGCAATTATTTCTAAGATTCGTGAAAAGGCACCCGATAGGCTTGTGACCGTCGTCGTCGATTCGGTCGCTGCGGCAACCACTGAATTAGAACAATCAGCTGATTATACCAAAGATGGTTGGTCGACTGGGAAGGCTATTATTCTTTCAAAGGCAATGCGTAAAGTTACAAATATGATCGGCAGACAGAAGATTACTCTTGTGTTCACAAATCAACTTAGAATGAAACTTAATGCAATGTTTGGTGATCCGTATACTACAAGCGGAGGCAAGGCATTACAATTTCACTCATCTGTTCGACTTCGATTGAAGAAAAAAGGAAAACTGAAAGTTAAAACTGAAATGGGCGATAGTATAGTCGGTATTACAACGCAAGCGGTGATAATAAAAAACAGAATGGGACCACCTGAAACTACAGTTGAATTTGATATTCTATTTAACAGTGGAGTAGATAATTACGGGTCTTGGTTCAATGCATTGAAAAAAGCAAACCTCATAAGCGGTAAAGGTTGGTACGTGTACGAAGTAACTAACATTGATACAGGTGAAGTTGAAAGAGAATGGAAGTTTCAAATGAAGGATTTTGTAAAAACGTTAGAAACCGATAAGCCTCTTCGTGATAATATATATAATCGCATTTGTAACGCTGTTATAATGGATTATATCAAACGAGAAGAATCTATCATAAACGGAGAAATCCAACAAGAACGGGATGAGGACGAATGAAAGTAAATCCAAAGTATTATGAACTATTCAAAAATATGGAAGGCCGATTTGAAAAAAACGAATCACTTACCGGAAATTCAAATGTTCTTATAATAGATGGGATGAATACATTTATTCGATGTTGGTCTGTAGTACCAAATCTGAGTGATAATGGGGAGCATATTGGAGGCGTGACTGGTTTTTTAAAATCAATAGGGTACGCTATTCGAGAGCTTAATCCAACTCGGGTAATTGTCGTATTCGATGGAAACAATTCATCCAGACGCCGGAAGAAAATTCATTCTGATTATAAAGCCAATCGTGGTAAGAATAAGCTTAGAGTAAATCGTGGAATATACGAACAGCTAAGTGATGAGGATGAACAACAATCCAAGCGTAGACAGATAATTATCCTAGCTGAACTATTGACGATGCTACCAGTCACTACTATGATTTATGATGGAGTGGAAGCGGATGATGTAATGGCTTATATCGTCAATAGATTATGTGATGAACATTCCATCATCATGTCGGAAGATGGTGACTTTTTACAATTAGTAGATGATACTTGTATGGTATGGAAACCAACCAGTAAGAAATTGTATACACCCGAATTAGTATTGGAAACGACTGGCATCCCATCTCATAACTTTTTAATGTATCGTATTATGGATGGAGACAAGTCGGATAATATCAGCGGCATTAAAGGCGCCGGCATTAAGACCATAATGAAGTTGTTTCCCAAAATTACAACGAATTCTAAACTAACTATTGATGAAATCATATCTCATTCAGAAAATAAGCAAGGAAATGGAAAACTCTATGATACTATATTAGACAACAAAGATGTTCTTGGTCGAAACTTCAAATTAATGCAATTAGAAGATGTTGATATACCAGGTTCAACAAAATTGCAAGTACAAAGTAGATTTCGTGAAGATATCCCAAAATTGGATAAGGTTTCATTTATTGGTACATTAAAACGAGAGAAAATGTCGGACGCGTTTAGAGACCCGATAGGGTGGTTAACATCCACATTTAATACAATAGAATCATATAGAAAATGACAGAAAGACACGACACTTTATCGAAATATGGCACATCATTTCAGAATAAAGTAGTATCATGTCTCCTATCTGACGGTGATTTTTTATCTAACGTTGATGATATCCTGTTTGTGGATTACTTTGAAAGTGAAGCAAATAAATGGATTGTAGATGAAATAAAGAAATATTTCGCTAAGTTTGGGACAATACCATCACTGGATGTATTTAAAGTAAATATATCAGATGTTAAGCATGATGTACTCAAACAATCAATTACGGATAATCTCCGATCGGCTTGGGGATTTCGTGGCGCTACTGATTTAGATTTTGTAAAGGAAAAGTTTACTGATTTTTGTAAGAATCAGAAAATGAAAGAAGCCATTATGAAATCTGTCGATTTGATGGAGTCTGGAAACTTCGAACAAATTAGAGCAGAAATTGATGCGGCATTAAAGGCTGGCAATCAAGATGACATTGGGTATGATTACATATTAAATGTTGAATCTCGTTTGAATGATGAAAGCACACGAGATACTATAGCAACTCCATGGGGCATTATAAATGAACTAATGGATGGTGGATTGGGCCCAGGTGAACTTGGGTGTATTATGGCAGCAACCGGCGGCGGTAAAAGCTGGATGTTAGGTGCAATAGCCGCTCAGGCAGTTTCTGCAGGCAAAGTTGTTTTTCATTATTCTCTTGAAAATGGGACTAAACTCGCTGCAGAACGATATGACAGTCTTTTCACCGGAATCGTATCCCAAAAACATAAGTTAAACAAAGATAAGATTCGGCATAAAGTCGAATCTTTGACGGGTAATCTAATTATTAAGGTATATCCGACTAAGACCGCTTCAGTTAGGACGATAATATCCCATATGGAACGTTGTAAGGCTACGGGCGTTGTGCCGGATTTGATTATAGTGGATTATGCCGACCTTCTCAGACCATCATCTAAAGCAAGTGATAGTAAGTATGAAGAACTAGGTGGAATATATGAAGAGCTACGTGGAATGGGCGGTATTCTTAATGTTCCAGTATGGACTGCGTCTCAAGTAAATCGTGATGGTACAGAAGATGAAATTATTAGAGTAAGCGCTATCGCCGATTCATATGCAAAAGCTTTCGTATCGGATTTCATCATGTCAATTAGTAGAAAAGATAAAGATAAAATAAGTAATACAGCTAGAGTTCACATCGTTAAAAACAGATTAGGGCCAGATGGATTAACATTGCATTCAAATATGGATTTATCAAATGGGCAGGCGGAAATTCATCCACCGAACTCAAGCAATTCAGTTATGGCTGAAAAGAGTTCAAGTGTAGCCGGTAATGCACATCGTGAAAATTTATCCAAGAAATATAGCGAATTAATGTAAATAAAACACACTATATATCCTACTTATTAGTACCGAATTTAATTTTATAACAACAGAGAACTTTATGAACATAAGCAATCAGATTTTATCTGACTTAACAACTTACATGAAATATGCAAAATATCAACCAGAATTAGGTCGCCGAGAGACTTGGGATGAATTGGTTACTAGAAATATGAATATGCATATAAAACGATACCCCAGCCTCACAGATGAAATAAGAAAAGCATATAAATTTGTATATGATAAGAAAGTTTTACCATCAATGCGAAGCCTACAATTCGCCGGCAAATCAATTGAAATATCGCCCAATAGAATATATAATTGTCTGGCAAGAGAACAAGAATTTATAACATCGACTGGTGTTATGTCATTTGATGATTTCAATGATGGAGACGAAATTTCTGTTTTAAGTCATCTTGGTAATTGGAAAAGGGCGACGGTGAAGTCATATGGGAAGCAATTACTTAATCGAATTACATTTGTTAGAGGAAAATCTAAATATGAAGTATATGCTACAGATTCTCATAGATGGGTATTATATGACGGGGCGGAAACGACGGAATTAAAACCGAAAGATATAATTTACCCATCTCAGAAAACTCAGAATTTTGACTATGATTCCGCGGACCCTTTCGAGAAATTATATTGGGCATATGGATATGTATATGGGGATGGGACGGTAACATCCAATGGAACATCTAAATACTCTATGGTTAGGTTATGTGGAGAAGAATCCAATAGATATCGTTATAGGTTCGAAGAACTCGGATTTAAAACATCTACATCATTATCATTGGATGGTGATTTTATGGCATATACTGGAAAGTATTTAAAAACATTACCGGAAGTAGACAAAACTGATTTAAATTTATTAAAGGCATTTGTTTCTGGTTTGCTCGATGCGGACGCATATAAAAACCCGGATTGGTACGGTAATAATACACTAGGGAAATATCGAAGTATCCTACAACATTCAGCTGAAACCGTCGATTTTTTGAAAACGTCTCTTCCGCTGATTGGATATTATATTACAAATATAAAAGATATTGCGGGACACGAAACAGCATATGGCATACGTCCTGACGGAGCAGCATCTATCCACATAACAAATCATATTGGCAGTAGACGAAATACCGCTTGGAGTGTAAAGAAGATAGAACAAACAGAACGATATGAAACAGTGTGGTGTCTTGAAGTAGAAGATGATCATTCATTTATGTTTCCATCCGGATTAGTAACTGGAAATTGCGCGTATTTACCCATCGATGATTTCCGGGCATTTAGCGAAACAATGTTTCTTTTATTGGGAGGAACCGGAGTTGGGTACTCTGTACAATTCCATCACGTCGATCAATTGCCGGAAATACGAAAACCCAACCCAAACAGGACGCGCCGGTTTTTAATAGGAGACTCAATTGAAGGATGGGCGGATACCGTAAAGGTTCTTATGAGAGCATATTTTGAAGGAAAATCAACACCAATTTTTGATTATTCGGATATTAGACCAAAAGGTGCACAATTAATAACATCTGGTGGAAAAGCACCCGGTCCTCAACCTCTAAAGGATTGTGTACATAACATCACAAAGATTTTAAATGCTAAAGAAAATGCCAGTAAGTTAACATCATTGGAAGTCCACGATATAATCTGTTTCATAGCAGATGCGGTATTGGCAGGCGGAATACGTAGAGCGGCTCTGATTTCACTATTTTCATTTGATGATGGATCAATGTCGACTTGTAAGTTTGGAAATTGGTGGGAATTAAATCCACAACGTGGTAGGTCAAACAATTCAGCTGTCATTATGCGACATCGTGTTAAGAAACGTGAATTCTTGACATTTTTCGAACGTGTGAAGAACAGCAGAAGTGGAGAACCTGGTGTGTATTTTTCTAATGATAAAGATATGGGTACAAATCCATGTGCTGAAATTTCTCTTAGACCAAATCAATTTTGCAATCTGACGGAAATCAACTCATCCGATGTAAAAGATCAAGCCGATCTGAACGATCGAGCCATCACCGCCGCTTTCCTAGGAACGTTACAAGCAGGATATACCGATTTTCATTATCTCAGAGACGTATGGAAGCGAACGACCGAAAAGGAAGCATTAGTCGGTGTTGGTATGACTGGAATTGCAAGTGGTACGGTATTCCCCTTGGATTTAGAAGAAGCGGCCAGAGAAGCATTGAAAGAAAATACCAGAGTCGCAAAATTAATTGGAATCAATTCAGCCGCTAGAACAACGACGGTTAAACCATCAGGTACATCATCGTTGGTACTTGGTTGCTCTTCAGGAATTCACGCTTGGCATGCTAAATATTACATTCGACATATTAGAGTCGGTAAAAACGAAGCAATATATCAGTATTTGGCACTAAATCATCCAGAACTTGTTGAAGATGAATACTTTAGACCACAAGAACAAGCGGTAATTAAGATTCCACAAATGGCTCCAGATACTGCAATTACTAGAGAAGATGAAACAACATTATCTTTCTTAGAACGTGTGGCACGCTGGAATGATGAATGGGTCGCAACCGGCCACCGGAAGGGACCAAACACACATAATGTATCAGCTACAGTTTCAGTCAAATTAGATGAATGGGATATGGTCGCAGAGTGGATATGGAAGCACAGGTCTAAAGTTAATGGATTGAGTTGTTTACCTCATAATGATTCAGACCACTCGTATATGCAGGCACCATTTCAAGAATGCACAAAAGCCGAATATGTGAAAATGATGAAATCACTAACAGAGGTGGAACTAATTAACATACGTGAAGTAGAAGATAATACCACATTGAGCCAGGAACTCGCATGCGCAGGTGAAGATGGGTGCGAAATTATATGATATTGAATTTTGTTACAATTAAGAGGAAATAGATATTTACCAAAACATTTTTATAAAAAGAACGAAGCAAGGTAATATAGTTAATTTATGGGATGATCAGAAAGGATTCTCTCAGTTTAGGTTCGATAGATATTGCTACATAAAAGACCCACAAGGTGAGTTTACAAGCATTTACGGTGATCCATGCAGTAAAACATATAGTTGGGAGGGCGAGAGTGAAGATGATTTGTTTGAACATGATGTAAATCTTACGACTCGTGTTCTTGTTGATCTATATGTAGATTCCGATACACCATCGGTTAATCATACATTACTTAACTTTGATATTGAAGTTGAAATGATTACAGGATTGCCCGACCCAACAAAAGCTGAACAGGGAATCACATCAATAGCAGCTCATGATTCAGTGTCAAATTCCTACGTTGTTTTTATTTTAGATGAAGATAAAGTAGTTAAGAATAGTAAATCTGGAGATCGTGAAATACGATCCTTTGTTGATGAATACGATCTATTGATGGATTTTGTTCGATATTGGGAAACCATCCGTCCGACAATCATAACGGGCTGGAATTGTGATAAATTCGATGTCCCATATCTTTATAATAGGCTTGTTAAAATATGCGGCACGTCAAATGCCAATAGACTTTCTGAAATAGGTGAAGTATCATATTCACCATTTAAGGGTAAGTTTCAAATCGCTGGGGTTAGTTGTCTTGATTATATGATTTTGTATAAGAATTTCTCATCCTCGGAATCCGTATCATATTCCCTTAACGCAATTGCAATGAAGGAATTGGGCCGCGGTAAAATTGAATATAAAGGAAATCTTGATCAGCTGAAACGTGATGATATTGAAAAATTCATAGAATACAATATTACCGATGTTGAACTCGTAGTTGAAATTGATAGGTTGAAAAAATACATTGATTTGGCTCGCAGTATTTGCCACGCGGGCCGCGTACCATATGAAGAGATTGTATATTCATCTAAATATCTTGAAGGGGCTATTCTAGCTTTCTTGAAACAAAAGAATATGGTAGCATGTAATAAGATGAAACACGCACAATCCAAAATGAAGGAAATCAAAGAATCAGGCGAAAAGGGATTCGCTGGTGCATTTGTAAAAGAACCAGTAGCTGGTAAATACAATTGGATATATGATTTGGATTTAACTTCATTGTATCCATCTATTATAATGGGACTTAACATTTCACCTGAAACTAAAATTGGTAAAATAACCAATTGGAATATTGAGAAGTTCGTCAAAGGAACGTGTGATGAATGGTTCATTGGTGGGAAAGTATGGACGAACGAAAAGCTCAGAGCTACCCTCGATGAGATGAATATATCAGTAGCATCAAATGGTGTGATGTATCGGCAAGATGTTCGAGGTTGTATTCCTGAAATTCTTAATACTTGGTTCGACCAGAGAAAGGTATATCAGGCCAAAATGGAAGATTTAGATATAGGATCCGCCGAGTACAAATTCTATGACCAACGGCAAGAACTACAGAAAGTATTACTTAATTCACTTTACGGAGTCTTGGGGCTCCCGGTATTTCGTTTTTATGATCTGGATAATGCTCTAGCGGTGACAGCGACTGGAAAAGATGTCATTCTGAATACAGCTAAAATGGCAAATCTAAAATATAACAATGAATTGGGAGTTGTTGATGAACATGTAAAGTACATAGATACGGATTCAATTTATGTCGCCGCTGAACCTATTTTAAAGCATAGATTTTCCGATTATGAAAAATGGGATGATGCTCGTATCGCTGCTGAGGTATATAACATCGCTGATGAAATGCAATCATATTTGAATAATTTTTATGATACAATGGCGAAGCGGTTTTTTAACGTAACTGAACATCGGTTCGAAATTAAAAAAGAAACGGTAGCGCGCCGAGCTATTTTCATTACAAAGAAACGATACGCACAGTGGCTTATCATGTCAAAGGGAAAGGAAACGGATAAATTGAACGTAAAGGGGTTGGATTCGGTAAGATCAAGCTATCCAAAGCTCTTTAGAAAGTTTATGGCTACAATCTTAACAGAAATTTTAAACGATTCGACCCGCGAAACCATAACGGATATGATAGTTATATTTAAGAAAGAGTTATATCAATCAAGTCCATTGGATGTTGCAAAGAATTCAGGATTAGGAGAATGGGATAAGTATATTGTAACGGATAAGAACAGGTTATTCGAATTCAAGAAAAAAACCCCGGCACATATCAAAGCTGCATTTGCATACAACACGTTAATGGTTCATTTTAAGTGCCCATTTAAATACGAACCAATTAAGGAGGGTGATAAAATAAAATGGGTATATCTCACAGACAACTCATATGGATTGGATGCTCTTGCGTTTAAGGGCGACAATGATCCTCCTGAAATTATGGAATTAATTAATACATATGCAGATAGGAATGCTATGTTCAAAAAAGAATTGCAAACAAAACTACAACAATTCTACGACACATTGAAGTGGGGAACATTAATCAGTGATAAAACATCGGCTGATAAATTCTTCTCATTTAATTAAAAATAAAGTAAGTAAAGTAAAATAAAAGGTTAAACACTAATGAATAAAAACAAATTTGAAGGTTTCTTGAATCGCTATAACTTGGGCGGTGAAGTCGAGTCGGTAATGATAAATGTGGAAAACGATACAGTATCTACTCGTATGATTTCCGATGATAAAACGTTATTGGGAACGGTTTCTATGAAAGAATCCGCTCTTCCAGTTGGTAGATATGGTGTATACACCACATCTCAATTAAAGCAATTACTATCGGTATTAGATAATAATATAGAAGTTACGGCAAATGATAGTTCACTTGTGTTCACAGATGAAGTATCAAAAATGCAATATATGCGCGCTCAGGAATCAGTAATTCCAAATGTGCCTGATCTTAAAGACCTTCCAAATTTTGATGTTGAAATCACATTGGATGATGAGTTTGTAAATAGATTCATCAAATCAACAGGTGCACTTTCTGATTCGGATAAGTTCACATTCACATCAAAGAACGGAGTACATGAAATTGTTCTTGGATTCGCTACAATCAATACGAATAGGATTTCTATTAAGGTAGATGCCAAAGTCGAAAAGGATGTAGATTCAATATCATTTTCAGCTAAGTTCTTGAAAGCTATTTTGGTTGTAAATAAGGGAAGTACACAATCTTCGCTTAAGATCGCAACAGGCGGGCTTTGTGTTGCATCATTCGCAGGTGGTGATTATACATCTGAATATTTCTTAGTCGAAATCGAATAAAGTTATGTCATTTTGGGATGTAGATGTTAAACCAACCGAGTTCAACTTCGATTTGGAAAAAAAGAAGTTTATTGAAAATATGAACTATTTGTTTTCAATGTCGGTTGAAGAACAAACGTTGTATAAGAAATGGGTAGAATGGAATGCTGATTTGGGTAAAACATATCCAATGAAATCATACTTGGGTGTGTATTTTGATGAAATTTGGAAACCAACCGACATTAATGACGTACAGAAAACCATTTCAGAAATAGAAGCACTTGATCCATATGTTGATGTAGTGACTGAGCCAAAAGATGCAACTAAATGGACGGAAATCCGAAAGTTAATTCATACGATGGAATTTACAGCCAATCCTGGACGTAATTTGAAATGTTACGTCCGGGATTCAGTGACTGGAAAGATTTTAGGTCAAATATGCCTAGGTTCCGACGTAACCGCATTGAAAGTTAGGGATGATTATATCGGGTGGACTCGGGACAATCGCTTCAAGGATGGTAAATTGAATCACACAACGATTGCGACTACTATTGTGGCAACCCAACCGCTTGGATTCAATTTCTTAGGTGGTAAATTGATTGCGGCATTGGCAACATCACCAACAATTAGAAATGCTTGGAAGGAAAAATATGAAAATGAATTAATAGCGGTAGGTACAACTTCGTTATATGGTATTCATTCTCAGTATAATGGAATTCCTCATTTTAAAACGTTAGGTGTGACAGCTGGTAAAATGGCAATTAAACCAGATGATTTAGTATATGAGCCATGGCATCAATGGTTAAAGGAAAATGATAATACATGGTATTCCACAGAAATAACAGAAGAACGTGCACGAAACGGAGAAAATATGTACGGAAAAGAATCAGGCCGTTCTGGTCCAGTAAGTGGTATTAAACAAAAGATTCTTGGTAGAATTTTCAAACATCTTGGCATTAAAGGTTCTCAATATCATCATGGGTTTCAAAGAGGATTCTATTTCGCTATGATGTACGATAATGGTAATGATTTCCTTCGCGGCAATATAGAACAATCCGATTTAATAATGAAGAAGAAATTTACGGAAGGAGATGAATATACTATAAATTGGTGGAAACCAAAGGCAATACGACGCTATACTAATATGATAGAACAAAAACGAATTAAGGACGAAACGCTATTCTATATTGATGCTATTGGTATTTCGTGGGAAGAAATGAAACAAAGGTACTTGAAAGATGTTGGGAGATAAAAAAGAATTTTGGGATGGGCAAATTGAAGGCCGGTATCTAAACGCAGCAAGCAGCTACTTAATGAGCGCCGTTAAATCGTCTGCTAAGCCAGAATATATAAAACATGGCTGGAGAAACGGAGGACGGACGTTTTTTAGAAAAATAACACTTACAAAGAACGATATCACAAAAAGATTAATCGAAATAAATTGGAAATGTGAAGTCACAGATGCGCCGCTATTACAGTTGCCAACGGCCAAAGAATACAGTGGTTACAGAGCCACCGAAGGAATAGAAGAAAGATTAATTCCATCGATCGACGGAATAGATGATACAAAGGGATATCATATGGATAATATTCAAATAGTATGTCGATTATATAACAACGGAAGAAACACATCATCCGATGCTCGCGCGCGGTATGCTCTTGATAAAATAATAGAAGCAGCTAAAAAATGAAAGTTTTATTCGAAGTCAATCACAAACAAAAAGTATCAAACTTAATAAAGGAATTTCATTAATAATGACAAAGCAATATTCAACTAAGACTATATCGTTCTTTGATCTCATTGATATCTATGATGTAGATACAACGGATTTGTGGTGTGAAGCGTTAACGCTTGAGGACGTTCCATATACGAGGATAGACTTACCCGCACATACACTATCAGATGGTACTCAACTTATATGTAGAAGTAGACAGGCAGGGCTATGGCGTCCAGGTATGGTAAAAGAAGATGTAGTAAACGTTCTTAGGGAAAGGGCGACTAAGTATTGGAGAAAGGATCCTGATGAAACCCCCAAAATGGTATACGTACACTCTTCCCGAATCAATCTTATGGGATTCCGAAACAGTTGCACTCGCTCTACTGTAGTCCCAGAAGAACGATACGTTACAATGGTTGATGGGACGGTGGTACGAGTAGCAGACTACATACCTCCCAATATAGGATATATTATTTCCACGCGAGTGGCCTTCGAATGGGACAAACCATGATATTTTGTGTAAATCAAAAGGATAAGGTATCAAACTTAATAAAGGAATTCCATTATTCAGGCCGATCAGTTAACTCTATTTGTACATTTTCTTGGCATCTACCAAAGGATTCTCCTTGGGGAATTATTCCAGGTGAATGTGTGGCAGGTGCAGTATTTTCATCACCTCCAACCAGATGGTCTGAACCCGTAATCGAATTACTTAGATTGGTAAGAACAGAAATGGAAGGAATTCCACCATTAACAGGTCTCCTCTCAGAGTCTCTTAAATACCTTAAAACAAATACAGAACATGACCTTATCGTATCGTTCGCAGATAGTACACAAGGACACCACGGTGGTATATATCAAGCTGCATCGTGGAAGTACCACGGAAAGCGCGCAAAGGCAAATGATGGATTAATTATTGATGGTGTATTTGTGCCGGGAAGAACGTGTAATGCTAGATATGGTACACGAAGTCCTATCAAATTAAAAGAACAACGTCCCGATTTAGATATAGAAGCTCATTACGATGAAGGAAAATACTTATATTGGAAACCGTTAAATCGCAGCGGAAAGAAAAAGGCACAACGGTTAAAATTAGAATCTAATAAATATATAAAAGAATAATATGAATTTTTTTGAAAAGGTGGATGATTCCATTAAAGTTACAAATTCGTTGTGGTGTGAACGTTATCGGCCTACAACTTTGGATCAATATGTTGGCAACGGTGTACTAAAAGAACGCATTAAGGCGTATTTAGATGAAGGTGATATTCCTCATCTTTTGCTTTACGGAAGAGCAGGAACTGGAAAAACTACATTGGCTCGGTTGATTGTCAAATCCATAGAATGTGATTATCTGATTATTAACGCATCCGATGAGAATAACGTAGATACGGTACGTAATAAGATTAAAGGCTTCGCATCTAGTCAAGGATTCAAACCATATAAAATTGTTATATTGGATGAAAGCGATTATTTAACTCCGAACTCTCAGGCGATTCTCCGTAATTTAATGGAAACATTTTCCGGCCATTGCAGATTCATTCTTACATGCAACTATGTTCAGAAAATAATCGAACCAATCCAATCGAGATGTCAAACGGAAGCAATTACACCTCCATCTAAAAAGGATGTTGCTCTTCAATTAACTAAAATTCTTGAAGCTGAAAACATTCAATATGATTTGAAAGATTTGGTTCCTATTCTTGATTCGTGTTATCCTGATATTCGAAGGGCGATCAACACACTCCAACGGCAATCCAAATCGGGTAAACTGAAAGTAGACCAGCAGGCTATTCTTGATTCTGATTTCAAACATAAAATTATTGATGTGTTGGCATCTAAGAAAGGGGCAAGAGATTCATTCTTTGAAATTAGACAAATCATTGCCGACAATTCGATTAGAGAATTTTCGGATATGTACACTCTATTGAAGGATAAACTTGATGATTTCGCAAACGGCAAACAAACTACTTGTATATTGATATTAGCGGATAGACAAGCCCAGGACGCTCTAGTAGTGGACAAAGAAATAACGTTTTCCGCTTGCATTATCCAATTACTATCAGAAATACGATAAAATAATAAATAAATGAAAATAAATAATATGGGAAATCCTCCCGCTCAACCAACACAACAAGCAGTAGCCGCAGCTCTTGCTAGTTCTCAATATGTAACGTGTGTAACTAAAGAATGTAATGGTAAAATGTTTTTGCAAGCATCTGCTTACAAGCGATTATCAAAAATAGCGTTGGCAACCGATCAAGATATGTTGGTTCCAATTGAATTAAGTGTATGTGGAAAGTGTGGCGCTGTTCAAACAGAGTTGCTACCTGAAAATATGAAAGAAGATTTTAGCTAATATATGATGAAAAACACAAGAAATTCAATACAATGGGGCTCGATGAACAATCAAACGAACGAATCATTGCCGGCCGCAAATAACGACGTAAATGTGGCAGAAAATGTAATCCATTTTTGTTCAGCAGTCACAGACGAATCGGTTGCAAAGTTTAATGCAGAGCTCAGAAAGCTTGACCTAAAACTACAACAACAAACTATAGCATATGGATGTTCTCCTATTGTAATCAAGCTATATATCAGCTCACACGGTGGAGATGTAATGGCCGGCTTTTCGGCGATGGACACAATATTGAATTGTAAGTCTCCAGTCGAAACATACGTCGACGGTTATGTCGGTAGCGCTGGAACATTTATGAGTATAGTAGGCACAACTCGATATATGTACAAACATTCACATATGCTGATTCATCAATTAGCATCCGAATTTTGGGGCAAGATGGATGAATTTGAGGACAATAAGGAAAATATGGATAGAATACATAATATGATTAAAAACTTCTATTTAGAATATGCGAAATTACCACCGGAATTGTTGGATGAAATATTGAAGCATGATTTATGGTGGGATGCTGAAACTTGCCTTTCATTTGGACTCATTGATTACATTGTATGATGAACCCGAAGCCAGATAATGGAAAAGGCGACGAATATAGACGAATAAACATTGATAAATATGAAAGCAACTACGACAGAATCTTCTCCGATAAAAAAACCGACAAGCCTCTTCCAACATTTGAACCAAATAACTCAAGTACAGGATCCGTTGTATTGGGACAAACTAACGGATGAAGATCGCAAGAGCTGGAGCAACTTTATGGTATTAAGGTTCCTTTCTATGGATTATGACTTCATAGATGTTGTAAGCGAACTCCAACCGATTGTTCAGACTCTAGAACCGCATCTTTTGTATAAGGTGTTGATTGGTGTTATTCCAAGAGGCCGGCGGTATTTGAAATACGTGAAAGGAAAAACGGCAGATAAATATGAACCATGGTTAATTCAAAATGTGATGCATCACTTTGAATGTTCAAACGAACAAGCCATAGACTATCTCGATATATTGTATGGTACAGAAAACGGACGTAAGACAATTATGAAGTTATGTGGAATGTACGGGGTGGATGAGAAGCAAATCAAAAAATTGAAATTACAGGTATAGGATGGGGCGCTCGAGTTATTCACAGTATTCAATGTGGACTTCATGTCCACAGAAATACAAATTAAGTTACATTGATAAGAAAAGAAAACCAGCAGGAATACATGCTCAATTTGGAACTGCAATGCACTCAACAATGCAGCATTATTTAAGCGTATATTATAACGTTACAAAGAAAGCGGCAGATGAAATAAACATTGAAAAGCTACTACAGCAGAATTTAATGGAAGCGGTAGCTAAGGATTCTGAAAAGTTACCCGATGGTGAATTTGTATGTACTAGAGCAGAAATTGAAGAATTCTATTGGCAAGGCGTTGAGATACTTAGGTATTTTGTAAGGGATGCAAATATTAGGAAACTGTTTCAGAAGAAAGGATATGAATTAGTCGGTATTGAAGTTCCTGTTAATATTAAGATACGGGAGGGTGTAAGTGTAATTGGATTCATCGATGTTATATTGAAGGACGACCTCGGCAATTATATTATTATTGACTTAAAAACATCCACCTCTGGCTGGTCTAATTGGCAGAAGAATGATGAAGTAAAGAAGAATCAAATTATTCTATATAAAATGTGGTATTCAGAACAATATAATGTACCGATTGATAAGATAAGAGTTGCGTTTCATATTATGAAACGAATTATACCCGCTGAAACAGAAGCCAACCCATGGCCCAATCCTCGTATATCTACGTTTGTTCCTCCAAGCGGTAAAATCAAACAACGACAGGCTATCGATGATTTTATGTACTTCATCAATGAAGTATTTGATGCAAATGGTAAGCATATAGATAAAGATTATGTGAAGAAACCTGGTAAGCATTGTTCTTGGTGTGATCATCACATATCAAACGGTGGAGAATGTGATGGAATTTCATAATCTTATATACTTATATATGAATTAAATGAGATATTGCAATGGAAAAATCCACTGGGAAAACAAAGCTGACAAGTGTAAAATTATTGACTGGGGTTTATAAAAACTTTAAGATGATGGCGCTACAGCAAGGAATCACACTACAAGAAGTAGTAAATCGTTCTATTTGGTTATATAATAATAATGCCGAATACAGAGAAAAAATAGATAGAATAACAGATTTAGAAATAAGTGGTTCATTTTAAGAAATAAGGTTATATGAATAAGAAGAAAAAGATATTGCTCTTGTCAGACGACCTCAGGATGTCGTCGGGCATCGCGACTGTGAGCAGACAACTAGCAATGGGTACTGTGCATAAGTATGATTGGGTTCAGCTAGGTGCGGCAATCAAGCATCCCGAACACGGAAAAATGATTGATATAAGTGAAGATGTTAGAAAGAAAACAGGAGTAGAAGATGCTAATATACGAGTATTGGCAAATTCCGGATACGGTAACGCTGATTTGCTCCGGCATTTAATCAACGTGGAACGACCCGATATCATTTTACATTTTACAGATCCAAGATATTGGATTTGGTTATATGAAATCGCTCATGAAATACGTGAAATGGTTCCATTGACATTCCTCACAATTTGGGATTCACTACCTTCTCCAACATACAATGCTAACTTTTACGCATCGTGTGATTCATTGTTTTGTATTTCTAAACAGACATATGGAATAGTGAATCGAGTTCTCCACAATGAATTCGGCAATGAACTCAATATTTTAAGAGAAGGATACATGTCGTTGGAAAAGACATGGGACGATAAAAATTTATGGCTATAACGAATGCAGAATATTACAAACGATAAAAGAGACACAAGAGTTTATTACTGCCCACACGGCATGAATTTTGATTGGTATTATCCCATAACAAAACCAGATGAACTGGAAAATCTTAACAAATTCAGAATAGATTTACTAGCAAATGCGGGAAAGGAAAAAACCTTCATTCTATTGTGGATTAATAGAAATGTTAGAAGAAAACAACCAGGTGATGTTATATGGGCGTATAAAGCATTCTGTGATAGTATTCCAAGAGAAGAAGCCGACAAGTGTTTATTGGTTATGCACACTCAGCCAATTGATGATAATGGAACTGACCTATATGCAGTTAAAAGCAGAATGTGTCCAGATTATGATGTAGTATTCTCTGCCGGGCAAATGGATGAAACGCATATGAACTATCTTCACAACGCTGCGGATGTTACAATTAATATTGCCAACAATGAAGGCTTTGGGTTGACTACGTGTGAATCATTAGCGGCAGGTACTCCAGTCATCGTGAACGTAACAGGCGGACTTCAAGACCAATGTGGATTTTCACAAAATGGAAAAGAACTAACCGCTGATGATTATATTGAAATAGGTTCTCTTCATAATTGGAGAGAATGGGAAAATAAAGTGGAACATGGCGAATGGGTAATACCCGTTTGGCCCAGAGCACGATCATTGAACGGATCACCTCCAACTCCATATATTTCAGATGATAGGGTTGATATCGAAGACGTAGCAGAGGCAATTAAAAAATGGCATTCTCTAACAGCAGATGAGCGAAAGAGAAAAGGATTGCTTGGGCATGCTTGGTTAAAAGCCGGAAAGTTAAATCAAGAATATATGTGTGATGTTTTGATGAAGGGGATAGATGAAACTCTTGAAAACTTTAAACCACTACCAAGATTCAAATTATATAAGGTATAAGGTATGAGAACATTTGATGATTTTATAGAAGAATGGAAACCATTCCATAATGACATATGTATTTTTTATGATTTGTTTTTGGCTAGGTTAATTGGAGTACGTGAAACGGGTGAAGATTGGTATTACATATACAAAATGCTAGACGGTAAAGTAGAACGAGGCACGGCAGTTGGTTGGTGCGTTTCATTGAAAGCCACATATCCAATAAAAAGATATGAACATATGGAGCATATATTCCACATGAACCAATCCAAACGCGAAGATGCATTCAAAATAGAAAAATATGAAAGTAATTAAAGCAGCAAACCCATTTGCAACTGAATTAGCAGAAAACTTTTCTGTTTTCTTGGCCGGTTCAATCGAGATGGGCGAAGCTGAAAATTGGCAAAAACAAGTAGAGCGCTTACTTGAAAATGAAAAGGGATTGATTTTAAATCCTAGACGCGATGATTGGGATTCATCTTGGGAACAAGTTGAAGGTGATAATGAATTTACTCGGCAAGTAGTATGGGAATTATGGGCACAAGATAAATGTGATATGATTATTATGTACTTCGACCCGAATACAAAAGCACCTATCACACTATTGGAACTTGGACTTGCCGCGGGTTTGTATCCTAAGAAATTAGTTGTATGTTGCCCGGATGGATTTTATAGAAAGGGAAATGTAGATGTTACTTGCAAGTGGAAAGATGTTAAGCAAGTAAATTCTATCGAAGCACTTGTAGAAGAAGTAAAAAATAGACTATGATGAAAATAGACGAACTAAAAATATACCATAACACGTACGTATACGGTGCGGGAGAGTATGAAACTCTGATTGCATATTTGGGAAAAGATAAAGGAAATGACTATTTTCCATATCTGTTACAAAATCAGTCTGATCGGCGGATTGTGTTATTGAGAGAATATTCTAATCAATACAAAGACCCCACACAAGAATGGTTCATTCCAGCATATATGATTTTAGAATTAGCAGATAAAATTAGAGAACAAACAAATGAATAAACCATTATTAGTAATAAGTGCTCCGGTAGCGACGCGATCGGGATACGGAGATCATTCACGTGATTTGGTATTATCTCTAATTAAAATGGATAGATATGATGTTAAAATCATATCAACAAAATGGGGAGCAACACCCATGAACGTTTTAGATCCTAACGACGCAAATCATAGGTTGATATTAGAACGTGTGTTGATGCAACCAATACAACAACAACCTGATATATGGATTCAAGTCACCGTCCCAAATGAGTTCCAAAAAATCGGTAAATACTCGATTGGCATTACCGCAGGAATAGAAACCACCGTGATGCCGATAGACTGGGTAAACGGATGCAACAATATGGACTTGATCATCGTACCATCTGAACATTCAAAAGCGGTAATGCTATCAACTCAATACCAGGAAGTCAACAAACAAACAGAACAAATTGTCGGTATGCATAAAGTAACCACTCGAGTTGAAGTATTATTTGAAGGATCCGATTTGAACGTTTACAATGATGTATTTACATCAAATATTGAATTGGATGCTCAATTAGATGCAATCCCAGAAGATTTTAATTTCCTCTTTGTGGGGCATTGGTTGGATGGTGAAATTGGACATGATAGAAAAGATGTCGGCATGATGATTAAGACATTTTTAACTGTATTCAAAGATAAAAAAGATGCTCCTGGTTTGATTTTGAAAATAAGTAGGGCAACGTTCTCTATCTTAGACAGAGTAGAACTTGAAAATAGAGTTAAAGCAATTAAACATAGTATGAAAGGCAAATTGCCCAATGTATATATTTTACATGGTGACCTTTCACCCGACCAAATGAATTCATTGTATAATCATTCTAAGGTTAAAGCGATGCTATCATTTACAAAAGGCGAAGGGTACGGTAGACCGCTGCAAGAATTTATGTTTTGTGGTAAACCAATAGTGGCATCAAATTGGTCCGGGCACCTAGACTTCTTGACTGGATACGCTGAATTGATTGGTGGTAGCCTCACAGACGTACACAAATCAGCAAGGAATAACTTCTTAATTAAAGGTTCAAAGTGGTTCACGCTTGATTACAATCAGGCCGCGCAAACAATGGATGTGGTGCACAGTGATTATACTAACATTAGTAAGAAAACAAAACAAGCTGCAAAGCAGAAACGTTCAAAGTTTTCATTGGAAGCTATGGATTCGGCATTTGACGTGTTAATGAAAAATACCGTTAACGCAACTACACATAAAGAACTAGTGCTCCCTGCATTAAAATTACCAAAATTAAAAATGGCAAAATAAAATGACAAAATTAAACAAAAAAGATATAACTAGGATTCGTGAATGGGCCCTTAGTTTGGATATATATTATAAACAAGGGGCTGGGTATGGTGGATGTAATTGGGGGAGAATGTTTATATTCAATATGTTTGGGGATGTTTTACAATTAGATTTATTTGAATAAAATGACAAAATTAAAATTTATAAATATGATATACTTCCAATGGTTCTGTGTTAGATTGGCTAAAATAGTCAATACCGAAACCGGAAATGTTGAAGGGTATACATTCATAGGCCCCGTTTTACCTCTAACCGGTTGGAATTCAAAGTATATATGGATAGGAAAGCGAAAATAATATGCAAGAAATTAAATTAGATCCAAAGTACGCTGACCTTGTTAAATCGGGAAGAAAGACTCAAACAATTAGATTCGGCAAACGTGATTATAAATTAGAACCATCTCAATTCAAAGCAGGAAATGAACACATTTCCATATTAATTACCAACGTTGATTTTGTTCCTGTTAGGAAATTGGATGTGATGGATGCAAAAATGGATGGGTTTGATTCATTGAATGAACTTACGTCGGCACTCAAAAAACACTACCCGCATATTACAGAAAATAGTTGGGTGACTGTAATTTCATTTGATTTAAAGAAATACTAATATGGCTAATTATTATAACTTATATCAAAGGGCAACGATTGAAGAAGTTGTAAAATATACTGGTAATATATATCCAGGTCAACTTCTATCATTTGGATATGGAGCTAAATCCACAGCTCCTCGGATCGTTCTATCAATTGGAATGTGGGAAGGAAAGCTACATTGTTTAAAATTGAATGAAGTTAATCCAAATACACTCGGCAAATTATTCAGAGCAGTTGTTTCCAGTGAGCTCATAGATAGGTATGAAAAATCAATCAAATATGGTATCTATGATGAAGTCCTACGAAAAAATGAATATCAGTTTCCAATTAGTATGCCGGTAGCCGGTAGAGATACGACGGCTGAATACTTCTATAGGAATGTGATTAAACCATCCGCTCTGCTCAGAAGCAACAACGTATATCGAACATACACAATAGCAGAAATCAAAAATCTACGAATAGTGGTTCCTAATTTACAATTACTTGGTTTTCTTGATAAACGTATTAAGCAGATACCAGTAACCGCATTGAAAAAATCAAAATTTCTAAGTGAAGGGGCTGCATTAGATAAAGACATTAATAAACCAAGATTTGGAAAACAAGATGAAGAATTCGATTAAATTATCATATGCCATTCCAGTGTGTAATGAAGCAGACGAATTAATACGACTTCTTGATTTGCTAATAGAACATAAACAAGAACAAGATGAAATTATAGTTGTCACTGATGCTGATTCGGCTACACCTGAAGTTTTATCTATTATAGAAGATTATGAAATAATCGAAGGCACTGATAATATTAAAGTATTTCGTAATTCTCTGAATGGGAATTTTGCACAGCATAAAAATTATTTGAATAGTAAATGTACTGGCGATTGGATCGTGCAACTTGACGCTGATGAATACATTACAGAAACATTATTGGCAAACATACATACGATTCTTGAATCAAATACAGACGTCGACGCAATTTGGCTCCCGAGAGTCAACACAGTTGAAGGATTAACACAAATCGATATTACTAAGTGGGGATGGAATGTTAATGGAGAAGGACACGTAAACTGGCCCGATTTTCAGTGTCGGTTGTACAAGAACAAACCAGAAATAAAATGGAAAAACAAAGTACACGAACAGTTGACTGGCTATGAAGCATCATCAAATTTTCCATTGATAGAAGCCTTTGCTATTCAACATCCAAAGACAATTGATAGACAACGTAAACAAAACGATTTTTACGAAACATTATGAACGATTATAATATAACAACATATTCCACAATAACAGAATGGAGAATTGGATACGATTGCCACTATAACGATGGATTTCATAAGCATTTGTTTTTGGGTCCATTTTGTATTTATTGGTTCCCAGATGGAAAATGTAAAATTACACATTGGACATTTCCTAAATTATTTAAAGATTAATATGAACGCACCTAAAAGTAAATTAGCTTGTAAAATACTAGCCGACCCAATAGCATCTCAACAACTTACAAAGGCTGTTTTTGATAAGACACAACCAATCACAATAGATGGAAAGATTTATTATTTAAAAGATGCACCATCGTATTATTCGATTATTGATAAGAAATGAAATTTATATCACATCGTGGAAATATAGATGGAGTTCGCCCAGCATTTGAAAACAATCCACAATACGTAGATATTGCTTTGCAGTATGGATATTACGTTTTTATTGATGTATGGTACGACAGTGGGAACTTTTGGTTGGGTAATAAAGTAAAACAGTATTCAATTTTTGAAGGGTTTCTTGAACAGGAAAAATATATCTGTAATCCCAAAGACTGGAAAACATTCGACAAGTTATTTAGCAATGAGCACATTCACACGTTATGGAACGATATAGATTATTACACAATTACAAGCAAAGGATGGGTATGGGCACATGAGCATGCAGAAGATTATTCGGAAAATTCAATTATTACTCATTTTAATGATATGGATGTTGTACCTGGGGTTGCAGGCGTGTGCAGCAACTATATTCGAAGTATTCGAGAAAAAATAACACATATAGACCATCCTCCGTTTAATTGGAACGATGCCAGAGATGTGATGGATATTGTTCCCGATTGGGTTTTGAAAAACTTAGAATAATGAGCACATTATCAGATTATACAATAGAAATAATAACATTCAGTACAATATCTCCATTTATTGAAAAATACCATTATTCAAAAAAAACAAAAGGACTTAAGGTTCAGATTTGCTTTGGTCTTTTTCGTCCTGGTAAATTTGGCATTCCTGAATTGGTGGGCGGAATAATATACGCTTTACCGGCAATGCCCCATGCATCGCAAAAATATTACCCATCTGACCCATCGGCCACCATAGAACTTGTTAGGTTATGTTGCGTTGATGATACTCCAAAGAATACTGAAAGTTATTTCATATCTAGTACAATTCGATATTTAAAGAAAAATACTGAATTTAAGGTAATCA